AGACAGTGTAGCAAACAAGACCAATGAAAAAACATTGTTTCCATTTGGATTCCGTGCTCTAGTTTCAACAATACCAAATGCATCTGGTTCATTGAATTTACGTGCAGCGCAATATACAACATCTCAAGTTGTTTCAGGACAATTTAGCACAAATAACTTGTTAGGATTCAATTTTGGTGTTGCTAGCAACATGGCTTATTTAGGAGTAACTCCTACTTCAGGCTCAACAACTGGTAGCAGTTCAGATTTCTATTTAGGTGATGTTAGTCAAGATTCACAAGTAGGTTTCCCGACATTGGCAACTGCATATTCGGGTTCATTGGAAACTGCATTAACGGCAGGAACATTTACTAATAACATTTCAGTAACGACTCGTAAATTTGCCGTTCCATTCCAAGGTGGATTTGATGGAGCTAAACCAAACTTGAAAAAATATGCAGGCACACATATTGCATCATCAAATACATTTGGGTTTGATTGTTCAAGTGCGTCGTCAACTGGTACGGTTGCATACAACAAAATATTCAATTTATTGAGCAATACTGATTATTATGATATGAATTTGTTAGTTACACCTGGTATTGTAACAAGTCTTCATTCTGCTGTAACCAATTTAGCTCAAAATTTGGTAGAAGAGCGTCAAGATACATTCTATGTAATGGATTCAAATGCTTTAACTGATAACATTGCAACAGTAGTAAATCAAGTAACAGGTATTGACAGCAGCTATACTTCAACATATTGGCCATGGGTAAAAATTATCAATCCATCAAACAATATTCCAACATGGGTACCACCTTCAGTAGTAGTTCCAGGTGCATTGGCATTCAATGATGCTGTAGCTCAACCATGGTATGCACCAGCTGGTTTGAATCGTGGAGGTTTGACTCGAGTATCTGATACATATGTAAGATTGTCACAAGCTAATCGAGATACATTGTATAATGCACGTGTTAATCCTATTGCGAACTTCCCTAACGAAGGAGTAGTAATTTGGGGTCAAAAGACACTACAAGCTCGTCCTAGTGCATTAGACCGAGTAAATGTACGACGTTTGTTGATTGCTGTTAAGAAATTTATTGCATCATCGACTAAATACCTTGTATTTGAACAAAACACAGATGCAACTCGTTTGCGTTTCTTGTCAATTGCTAATCCTTATTTGGAAAATATAAAAAACAAACAAGGATTATTCCAATTCCGAGTAGTTATGGATCAAACAAATAACACTCCAGATTTAATTGATCAAAACATTTTATATGGTCAATTATTCCTTCAACCAACTAGAACGGCTGAATTTATTGTGTTAGACTTTAATATTCAACCAACAGGCGCTAGTTTCCCTGAATAGTATTAAATTCATCAAAATAAAGGTAGGACTTCGGTTCTACCTTTTTTACTTTCACTCATATTTATATAAAAAAGAAAAAGAGGATATAACATGGCATTAACTCCAACGTTACCGGATATTAGTCAAGATGATTTATTCAACAGTGCATTTTCATGGGAACCGAAATATACTAATCGGTTTATCATGTATTTAGGCGGAACAAACATTCCAGCATATTTAATCAAAGCATCAGCACTTCCTAGTATCACTAACGGTGAAATTGTTTTAGATCACATCAACATTGATCGCAAAGTAAAAGGAAAATCACGTTGGAATGATATTTCTATTACGTTGTATGATCCAGTTACTACAGAAGGAGCACAACAAGTAATGGAATGGATTCGTTTTCATCATGAATCATTAACAGGCCGCGACGGATATTCTTCTGATTACAAACGAGATGTTCAATTATATCAATTATCGGCTCTAGGAGAAAAAATTGGCAACTGGACATTGAAAGGTGCATTTATTTTGGATGCAAACTTTGGTTCAATGGATTGGGGAACAGAAGATGCAGTAATGATTGAAATGACATTAAAATACGATTACGCAATTCACGAATATTAAAAATCATTGTTTAATGGGGGTATTTGCCCCCATTTTTCATGTTCGCACATATTTATAATAAAGTTATAGGAGTTTTTATATGAGTGGAATGACAGACCGAGTTTCAAATCAAGATCTAGTACAATTAGCAAAAAAACAATACGAACAAGACAAACGCAAAACAATTCCTAGTGAAATTGTTCAATTGGTTACGCGCGGACAAGTTTATGCAAAAACACATCCGCTTCGAAGTGGAACTATTGAAATGCGTTACATGACTGCATATGATGAAGACATTTTAACTAACCCATCATATTTACGAGAAGGAGTAGTATTAGATAAATTGTTAGAAGCATTGATTGTAACTCCTGTTGACTATTCCACTATTTCTAAGATAGACAAAAACGGATTAATTATTGCAGCTCGCATATTAAGCTATGGAAAAGAATATCCAGTAATTGTTAAGGATCCTAAAACACAAAAAGATTTGAATCGCGTTATTGATTTAACTAAAATTCTACCAAAACAATTTGAATTAGAATCTGATGATAATGGTGAATTTAATTATGATGTATCTCATGATGTAAAATTAAAATTTCGATTCTTATCTACAGGCGATGGCGAAGATTTAAAAATATCTGAATTTTTAGAACGAACAATTACACAAATAAATGAAACTAGAAACGCAGAAGATATTAAAAACTTTATACGTTATGAATTTTTAGCTCGCGATGCAAAAAAATTCCGTACATATGTAGCAGACAATGTTCCAAACTTAGATATGCAGTATGAGTTTGAAGGTGAGAATGGGAGCACCTTCATCGCCGGGTTTCCAATTGGGACAGACTTTTTTTGGTTTTAAACCAGAAGACCGCGTAACACATCACGAAAGCTTATTTAATTTACTCTGGTATGGTTCTGGCAGATGGGACTGGGAAACATTGTACAATATGCCAGTATATCTTCGTCGATTCTGGATCAAGAAAATCAACAAAATGACAGAAGAAGCACAAGCTCGTGCCGAACAACAAAGATCTAAACAACAAGCTAAACGAGGTCAAAAAATCGTAAAATCTCCATTGTAAATATTTATATAAAATGGAACGATTCATATGACCGATCAATCAAAACTTATTGCACGTTTAAAGCAACAACCACGCCATGGATCTGCTTTAGATGACTTTAATACAGCGATGCAAAAAACATTTGCACTTTACGAAAAAGGTGCAGCTGATTTAATGCGTGAAAATATTTTTAAAACATTAGCAAAAAATATACAAGATGCATATAATGAAGTTAATGTTTTAGAAAAACGCAATCGAAGTTTATCTGATTCATTAAAAGTTAGTACAAAAAGAGCAGCAGAATTAGGTTTTGCATTTGACGAACAAGGCAAAAAACTAAGTATCAATTCTGCTAAACTTAAACAATATGCTGGCGATTTAAATAAATTAATTCCAGGACAAACTAGATTTTTAAAAGTTGCTGGGGGATTGGGAGAAAAAATCGCTAAACAAGCAGAATTAATGCGTAATAAACTAGGAATGACAGCCGATCAATATGAACAACTTTTAAAAAATCAAACATTATTTGCAGGTAGTAATGAACAAGTTTCAGATGGTATGAATAAATTTACTGAAATCTTAAAACAATCTGCTGTAGAAGCTGGCACTACATTTGAAGCCGTTGAAGCAACGATTGCAGAAACTGTAGCATCAATGGATTCAGAAGCAGCTGCTCGATTCGGTCGTATGTCAAAAGAAAATTTTGTAAAGGCTGCGTTAGCTGCAAAGAAACTTGGCGTAGAAATGAATACCTTATTAAATATAGGAGATAGTTTCTTAGACGTAGAATCTGCAATTGCCACTGAATTAGAATTACAACTTTTAGGCGCTAAAGATTTAAATGTTGCTGCAATACAAAAAGCAGCTCTAGCTGGAGATGCGTTAGCTTTAGAAGAACAATTACAAAATTTTGTTAGCGCCAATGGAGAACAATTAAAAGAAAATCCAATACTTTTAGAAAAAGCAGCCGCAGCATTTGGCATGCAAAAAAGTGAATTACTTGATATGTATGCTCAGTTAAAATTAAATACTGAAGCAGAAAAAGAAGCAGGAAATATCGTACGCGATAAAAATGCAACATTAGAAGATACTTTAGATATACGTACAGAAGAACAAAAACTTCAAGATGCAGCTAATTTACAAGAAACGGCTGCAATACTAGCTAAATATCCAACGCCAGAAAAACTGGCTAAACAAGTAACAGATATAGCCGAATTAGCTCAAAAAGCACAAACAGAAGCACTCGCAGGTGCAACGAGCATTGCAGATGCATTATCTAAGAATGCGTTTATATCTACACTAAAAGGTGCGGTTCAAACATATAATCGCGTTACTGCATTAACAGATGCAATGAAACCTGGCGGAGCCAGCGGAATTGGAAATGAAGTATTAGGTAGAGGTCAGGCTACTACACCTCAAAATGACTTATTCATTCCTGCAGGGGGCGCAGACACAGTTATATCAGGACCATTTGGTGCATTTACTATGAACCCGGGCGATGATATTTTAGCAGCACCTGGAATACGAGAAGCAGGAGGCGGCGGAGCTTCTGCAGTAATT